CTACCGGATCATCAGGTAATTTAGGTACAGTTAGTTCCGGAATGTTTTCTTTAACCATACTGCGCTCAAACGGATTGTCATCAACAAATACCATACAGTCGAATCCAACATTTAGCACCTCTTGAATGTATCGGATCATGTCAACTTTGTTGTTCCAATTTGCAGCAAAAACAGCAATATCTATAATCGTGAATTCAAACTGTACAGCTATTCAAAACGAATTGTACAATAAATATTACTTATCAAGTATTTTTAATGACTGGTAAACTATTTTTCTATATTTGCACGTTAAATTGATATATTTAAAGAATTATTTTTGTAATTTGGATAAACAAAGAAACCCAAAACGTTGTTTTCCGTATACCTAACTTAATAAAACCGACAGATATGAAAGATATTAAACTAACCGCCAGTATACTTAAAGAGGGCGAAAAGGCTTTCACTGCATGGATTCAAGAAATACGTGGAGTGGTTGCACAGGGGGAGTCAATTGAAGAGGTTCAAGAGGAATTGTTTAAAATGCTTAGAATCAAATTCGAAATTGAAAGGAATGAGATATCATCATCAAATGATGGAGATTTAATTACCACACAGGAATACAGTTTAAGTCAGATTTAATTATGGTCATATTACACTTTAACCCGACTCAGTTTTTTGATTATTTAAAAGAAAATGGCTGTTCAAAAGACCCACTAACTGATAAGTATATTGAGGAGAACGTAGTAATCTTTAGTAAGGATGGATTTAAAATGCCTATTCAGTTAAGAACTCAGTATTATCCTAGTTATGTTTGTAGGGTGTGTGATCAGTTCAGAATTCCACCACCTAAAGAATTCGAGAAAGTTAAAAATCAACTTGACACTATATTAAATAAAGAGAAAAACGGAGATAAATAATCTCCTTTTTTTTTGCCTAATTGGCCTATGTAGCAAATTTCAGCTCATTGGCCTATGAATCCTATCTGGACGGTATTTAAAAATGGCAATACGTAACACCAAATGATCCTTATTTACTATTTGCAATTCAATCCAGACTAATTGCTCCATTATATCTTCAGTATAAGCTTCTTTGATTCCTTTCAATATCTTACCACCCGGATATTCTTCACAATCCTTCATGGTTATAAGCACATGAAACTTTTGTAGTTTATTTTCCCGCTTTTGCCTTGTGAACATGACCGGGTAAACGAAAAAACCATCATTAAGTTCCAATTAAACGCCACTTAATAATGGTTTAAATAAGTTTGAAACACTGTTTAGTTATCCTCCTTATCAGCTTCAAAAATTATGATGTCTTCTATGCCTAAAACTTGCTCAACATTTAATTCTTTTGGCAAATCCTTTTCATTTATAAACTTTAAGTTGATAGCAATAGGTTGATTCATCACGCGATTATTGAAATCCTCAATAAGTTTTCTGTTTTCAGCTATCATATCTTTATTATCCAACCTTAATTGAGTAAATGCACGGTTAAAATCATCAAAGTTTTCACCATAATTTGGCGAACCAGTTGAGTGTTTACCAATCATGTAGATATCGTTTAGACTATCCAATTGGGATTGGTAATTGTCCCATCCATCGGGCTTTGTTCTGGATTCTTTGAGGTTTTTAAATTCTGTTGAAATGGTTCTGAAATTGTGAACCAAAACGGACTTAAGCAGTTGATCTTTGACATTGCCACATTTAACAATCCCGGAAAGGATTTTTTGCAATTGATTGTTCTTTAATTCATTCATCTCTACCATGTTTTTATTGCTTGAAAACTAGAACCATTATGTATGTATAAACCATCATCGAGTGTTGCATGGGTCTTTATATAAAATAATTTGCCCTCAGAGCCAGTTGGTGAAGCAACTCCTGTAAATTTCAAAAAGGTTTTAAGGGATAAGCTTTCAAGATATCCCACCGCATCTTCAAGTGAAAATTCATCCGGTGCAATACGTCCGTTGGTTAAAACAGAATCATTTAGTTGAACCGCATTGCCAGAAATATTGACCCCTGATGTGGCTGTATTTACAATTAATCCATGTTTAAATAATGTTTCGTTTCCAGACGTAGGATCAAACTCCCAATCGCCTGTTAAAGTTGGGCTGTCACTATATTCTAAATAATCAAGTGCTGATACAACCGAATTTAACTTTGCTAAATTAACAGCATCACCATTTGCTGTAGCCGTTGCAAGGTTGGTAATTTTTTGGGTGTTCATATCAACCATGGCAGTAAAATCAACAGTGTCGTTAAATGTTACCGGGTCGTTAAAATCAGCCCCAGCATCAAATTGAGCGGCCATATTAGCAAAAACCACCTCATCAGTAAAAGAACCCCCAACTGAAGTAAAACCAGCGGAAAACACCACGGAATTAGTGGTAAATGTATTTAATCCTGTAAATGTGTTGTCGCCAGCTAAAGTTGGGTAACCACTTGGTATTAAAGCCTGCAATCTGGCTTCAAGAGTTGTTCCTCCGCTATCAACCAACCATGCAAAACCGGCTACATTAGCCTCAATTGATGTTCCAGTAAAGGCAACATCATCATTTAAATAAACATGATTATTAAAGGTATTTTCACCTGTAAAAGTATTATCAGCAGACAATGATACCCCTCCTATGCTAGTAAGCCTGCTTTCTATTGAAACCCCGGCACTATCTTTAATCCATGCAAATCCTGTTACATTTGCGCTTATTTCATCTCCTGCAAAGGCAATACCTGAATTAAAATAGGTGGCATCATTAAAGGTATTTTCTCCTGTGAAGTTATTGTTTCCAACCAATGAAGGTGTGCCGCTAACAATTGTATCAAGCCTATCCTCCAAAGTATTAGAGGCACTATCCATTATCCAATCAAATCCAACAATTTTACCGGTAATAAGCCCTGCTGTTAGAGCATAAAAATCAACGTTATCACTAAAATCAACAAGATTGGTAAAAGTAACCTCATCATTAAAAAATACATCCTGATTAAAGGTCACTTCAGCGCTAAAAAGTTGGGCCTCAGTCCATTCATTTTCCAAACCAGTTAAATCGGTTGCTGGTGGGGTTGTATTACCTCCAGAACCAATTGAATTACCACCACCAATACTTAGTGAAGCAACACTAGGAAACCTTCCATTTCTTGTTTTCCCCGGTGGTCGATATCGATTTCTAACATTTGCCATTACAAACCTTTTAATTCTTGAAATTTTCCACTGTACTCCAATGTTTGCGTATCAAAATCACCACCCAGGTTCAAAAATTGTCTTGATCCTTGGCGGCTGGTATGCTTAATTACAGTAATAGGCAACAGGCATTTATTATAAGTGCCCGCATTTTTCTTGTACATATTTGCACTTGTAATTCTACCAGTAAGTTGCCTACAAGGGCTGCCAAATTCAGCTAAATACATTCGAAACAACAAATCTAGGATGGTATAATAGCTTGATGATCCTTCGCTATTGAAATAATAGTTGTTTGCAGGCACTCCATTAAATAAGGTAATACCTCTGTCAAGTATTGAGGCTCCTTCTAACTTTTCTGAGCCATGAATTAGCTCCAAATCTTTATCATCATTGTATCTAGAGCTGGTTTTTTCAGTTTCAAGTACATCAGTGGTGTCAATTTTTTCATTGTTTACTAATACTTCAAAATCAGAAATCAACGTATAAAAATTAACCCCAAAGGGTTGAACAACACCAAGGCTGTTTTGCATAATTGTTTCACGGCCAAAATAAATTTTTAGCCGATCTGAAACAGGAATGTTTGTCAACTCAACCGAAAATTCCACTTCCTGTCTGAATGCATTGCCCTCTGTTAAAACAACTGTTACAAACTGATTCCATTTCATGCTTGTCCAGTTCGAGGCTCTGTTACCAATAATCTCGGCCCAATGTAATCCAGTACCAATTCTAATTCGTAAAGGAATTTGTATTATTCTTGTTGCCTTTGCAAAAGCATTGATATCTTCAGTTAGAACTTTAAACTTTATGGTTATTGAATCATCTGTTTTAGCAATATATCCAGCATCAATAACAATGGCATCCTCTTCGGGACTTGTGTTTGTTGGATTGGAATCGTCGTAGCAGCTATCTCTAATTACAAAGTGTTTTTTGCCACTGTTTTTGCTTGGTTGATTAATACTGCTACCATAGTCAAGAGTTAGGTATTCGGTTAAGCTAGCCTTATTATTAAAAGTCACATCAAAATCGTCTGCATTGTTATGATCGTTGTTTAGAAAACCTCTTAACCAAAACCACTGCAAACGGGTTCCTGAAGCATCTTTTTGCTCGTAATAAAACCAAGGTGAAGTATCATCAATGGCCATATCCTTTGGATTACCCGGAATTACTTTCCTAACATCTGGAAATGGATTGTAATTGATTTTCATTTCATTGATGCCACGAACAACTCCCTGTCTTATTGGCCCATCAAACTCAAAATCATTATCGGAAAAATCCAATTTATTATCAATGGTTGTGTTGCCCAATACATTGAAATTTCTATCTAAACGAATAGCATTAACAGGGCTGTTAACCAAAAGCGATTCCTGATAAATAAAACAGGTATCAGCAGCGATTGCTAAGGTGAAACCCTTTTGAGCCATAACAGCCTCAAGGACTTTTCGCATATTCATGCTTTCACCATCCTCGTTAATGTAATCGCTATAATCACCCTCCTCATCAAAAAAATCGGTAACGGCTGTATAATTTTCCTCCATTAAGTCGGAGATAAATACATACTCAGAAAATTCAACAGAATCTAAACACGCCAATATAATTTCACTAAATAGATCGAACCCTTTCGACCACGGTTTGCTTGTATTTTCAAAAAAATCATAGTTCTTAATCATATTTAAGCCGTCATTGGCTGAAAATTCAATCAAGCCGTCAAGATCGTTGTAATCCTCATCGTAATCCTCTGTGTTCAGATACCCACTGAATTGCAAATTACTATCCTTATCATACAGCTTTACCTTAACTCCTTTGGGGTCTTCTGTGAATAGATCTGTGTATGATCTTCCATCCTGGTAAAATGACATTACCAAACCGGTACCACGAACTGGAGAAAGCTTTTCTTTTTCAACAGGAATTATTCTGACAGGACTGGCAAAACCATCCTCAGATATATCAGTAACACTACCACCATAGTTTTCTGGAAGTATTTCAAGGGTATGAAGCTCTTCAAGAGCATCTTTATATTTAAGTCGATATTTAACTCCGTATGCCATTAGCCCATATTTGAATAACGACGTTCAATATTTTCCTGCACATATACCAAGTTCTGACCTCGCACAGTTAATTCACCCTTACCAAAACCGCCACCATCCGGCATTAATGTTTTTAATTTACTTAAAGGTGCAACAACTTCAGGATCACTTGATGCATTTGCATACTCACCCATTAAACCAAGGGTTGGGCCATAAATCAAACCTCCATCTGCAAAAGCTTGAACATTACCTGCAAACTTCTTATACATACCGTACATAGCCGAGATACCAGCTCCAGCAGTAATTAAACCAACAACTCCCTTGGTCATTCCTTCATGTGCCAGGATACCTGCTGCGGCTTCCATAAGTAAGGTGTTTATTACCCGGTAAAGAGAGTCAACAGCAGCATTTGCAAAACTTTTAAAACCAGCTTCACCTTGCCCTAAATCATTAACCATTGTAGATGATAAAAGCGACATAGTTTCCATTAAGGCCATTTGCTGGCTGTTGGCATTCTCAATGGCCATACTTAGGGCATCATAGCCAGAGGTTGCTTCAGTTATGCCGGAAGTATCAGTACCATCTCTTTGGGTTAAAGTAAAATCATCATTGGTTGGCCCGCTTACACCTTTACTCATGTCTAAGCTTAAAAACTTGGCCATATCTTGGATTAGTCGCTTACGATCAGCAACCAAATCACGCATTTTTTCAAGGTTCTTAATCTGACCAACCTGAAGGAGCTTAATGTCCTCATTACCTTCTTTAACACCCTCGGTTTTTTTCTCAACCTTACCCATTTCCTCCTCAATTTGAGAAAGGTAATCGGTCATTTCAGCAGCCTCCTCTTTTGAATCACTAATATGATTCAAGCCTTTTAATAAAAGCTTATTATATACCAATACAGGATTGGTAATTCCATAAAGGGCTTTTGTTGTTTTAACAACTCCCTCGCCATGCTTTTGCCAAAAATCCGATTCTTTAAAGCTTTTAAACAGTTCAATAGCACCATTGGCAGCACCGGCAAGTTCAGTTTTAAGCTTTGTTACTTCGGTGTTCATGCCACCAAAGGTTTCGGCAGCAGTAGTATTTAATTGTTCAAGTTCTTTTTTAAGTTCCAGTTGTGCCCTGGACGCCTCATCTGTATTTCTAACAATAGCATCTAAATCACCATTGATATCTCCTAAAGTTTGCAAGAATTTTAAAGAGGCGTCTTCACCAGCACCACCAAATACATCGGCCAATACGGTACCGACCTCTTGACTTGTTTCAGGTAGTTCTTTTAATTTATTGGTAACCTTTTGTATTTCTTGCCATGCTGTGGTCTGACCGCTTTTTAAACGCTCCATCATTTGCTGGCTACTAATGCCAACTTTATCAAGGGCGGCAGCGGTTGCCGGGGTCATTTCCCGAATACGAATCAAGGATTCTTTTACAGCATCAATTCCCTTATCATCCCAAACGCCCATTTCACCTTGATTGGCAATAATTTCGGCAAAGGTTTCAGCACTTGCTCCAGCTTCATCCATAAAGCCAGCATACTCTTCCAACTGCTTTAGGTAATCACCATTTTTATCAGCAGCAGTGGATAATCCTTTATCAATGATATCCATTGCCTTTTGGTGGCTGATTCCCATTTGTTCATGAAGTGCATCGGCAGCATTCAGAACCTGCAAATAGTCTTTCTTGTAAACCTGAGCGGTAGCCATTACACTACCAGTCATTTTGTTAAGGGCTTCGCCTTCTAATTTGGTTAGTTGTTGAATTTTGTTTCGTACAGTATCAATTTGAGTTCCATAATCGAATACTGCTTTTGAAGCTGCAATTACAGCAGTAACAGAAAAAGCGCCAAGCATGGCACTCTTTAATCCATTTACAACACCCTTTACGCCGTTAACATCTTTCTTTAGTTGGTCAACGTTTCCGGCAATATCAACTATGTACTTGTAAATGGTCATTTAAACGTGGTTAAAATTGTATTTAAGTGTATCGTTTAAGCAATTCCTCCGAACGTTGTTTTAACTCTTTTTGAGTAAACTTCTTACGTTTTTTAAATCCCTTCTCCCAAGGGAAAATGGCCAGGTCTTTGAGTTTGTTAATTTTAAACCTGGTAGTTGTTAGCCTTGTAATTTGATAAGCAAGCCACCGAGTACGTTCCATTTTCTCCTGATAATCAGCTTCCACCTTTCTTTTGCGTTGCTCACATATCAATTGAAACTGCCTTGGTGTTAAATCCAAAAAGGCATCCGGTGTTAATCCAACAACTCCAACCGCATAGCCCAACAATTCATCTAAACTGATGGGCTTTCCGCGTTTTTTGAGTCGCTGGTTTCATTGGGTTCATCTGACTTAACAGCAGCACTATCTTCCTGAAGTTGCTTAACCTTATGGAAGCTCTGCATATTGTCCTCGTCCATCCAGACTTCGAACTGCTCAAAAGTCATAGAAAACTCAACACCTTCCTTTTTCGACTGAGCAACCAAACCACACCAAAAAAACTTTGCAGCATCCTCTAACGAGCTATTCATTTCAAACATTGGTTTAAAATGAGACTCAAATTCCTTGTATGCCAGATAACCCAGCTTACAAGGAACCTTTTTACCATCTATTTCAATATAAAGCTTATCCATTAGGCACTAACCGTTTCAACAGTTGGCTCTTCACTAATGGTAATTGAACCTGAAGCAATACTATCCTCGCCATCATTGTCATTACGCTTTAAATTCTTAATGAAGCCTTTTCCATCAAAATATTTATCTCCAACCTGTTCCAGATTACCCTCACGGGTTGCATCGGAATGGCCACCGTATTTAAAATTAAATACAGTTCTTGCCATAACTAAGGCATATAAATCCCAATAGCTATAGCCATCATACATTGAAATGCACTCAAAATTGATGCTTTGACCAATTTTCCCGGGGCGCTTGTTTTTATAATTACCTGTGTCTTTTGAGCTTCGTTCCTTCTCATCCACATCCACGTTAAAATCTTGAGTTGTTAGATGAGATATTGGCGTTAAGGTTCCCGATACATCAATTTGCAGCAAAATATCCGTTCCATCAATTACTCCTGTGCTTGGCATTTTTTGTTCCTCCTTTTTTTCTTTTTTGGTTTAGAGTTATTAACCTCAGTTTGCTCCTGAGTATCTAGTGCGCCGGTATTATTTCGGCCTTTAATTTTTTGGTTAATTTCCGTTTGGTTTAATATTTCAGGTTGGTCTAAGTAATTAGCATAAACATATACACCACTTGCAAAACCCAAGGAAAAACCTAAAAGAATGGCGGCTATGAACCGCCAAGGTTTTAAAAACTTTAACATAACAGCGGTGGCTTGTAGTGGTCAATTTTTATGCGACCATTGGCCTCCCGCTTACAACACGGGAAAACCAATGGTTTTTTCCAGCCTCTGTTTATAGATGTCTTACCCACCTGGGGATTTTTATCGATAATTAATTGCTCATTACTCATTGATATCTGTTTAGTATCAATCCAGTTTGAGACCTGATATATTTGCCGTTTAAGTCTGCGTTTAGAGTAAACACCATTGCCCTCACGACTACCATTATTGTTCGTATTTCCCTCAATAGTATAACAATAGCTATTGTCATTTGGCCATTTCTTTATAAGCCCTACATGAGCGACCCTATTTTTATTGGGATAATAAATGCCAAATACATCACCATGTTGTATTTGAGTTTTAGCGCTATTTAAATGATCGTTTCGTGCATTTGTCCTTGTATAAACCACTTTGTCCTCAGGAAACCAACTCGGACTCCATGCCGCATACTTTCCCGGAGTTTCAACCCCGTTAACATCGTACACGTAATTAACAAAAGCAGCACACCAAGCATAACCCGAACCTAATCCGGTTGATGCTAAAAACTGATCGATTTCAACACTTAAGTTTGTAGATGTTTCGCGAACATCTAAATAATACTCGGCTGTATCAATCACACAATCTCTTACTGAAATTGGTGGTGGGCCAGCGAATGACACCAACATTGATACAACCAATACGAAAAGAAAAACAATTGATTTTTTCATTTTATTGATTTTAGATTACACTTGCAAAAATTATTACAGCTCCCAAAAAATAGATCCCGAAAATGACGACCGATATCCATAGCTTTCTCGACTCAGTTGCGTTTAAGCTAAAGTCCGTTTTAAAATCACCATCGATATAATCGGAAATTCTTGGAAACATAAAATGCAGTCCTATCCAGCAAAATGCTGTAGCTGCATAAAAAAGAACCAAGCCAAAAACAAGGGCTTGTAACAATCCTAAATCATCTATCCCGGCAGTAGGATCAATCCAGCGTAAAACTGGCTTCATAATGAACCAAACTACCAGCGCGATTACAAATGGTATGTATTCGCTTAATCTCTTTATTAACTTATGCAGATTCATAATTTTTACATTTAAGTTGATTCTCTTTTATCTCTCTGATTCTTGTATCATGATCCTTCAATGCGGCTCCATGTTCATCGGTTTTAACCTTCAGAGCCTTAATCTCAAGATCGTGCTCCTTATCTTTGATGTTTAAGGTTTTGACTTCCTTTATCAGCTCATCTAGCTTATTGATTAGCATTTTTAGACCCCAATAAACAAGTGGCAAAAGAGCTAATACAACCACACCATTTAGAATAATTAGAACCGTTTGACCCATTTAGTTAGCTTTAAAAAAAGCCCGCCTAAGTAGACAGGCTTTTACCATTGTAAGATGATATAGAGAATCTGCTTAATTATGTACTAAACAGTTGCTTCAAGCAATGCAACAACACCTTTCTCATCCTCACGCTTTCTACCTGCTCCAAAGCGAGTCCAGGCTTCAAGAACTTTACCGCCAGCAGTTCCAGCCATAGGCAATATACTTGAACCGATATGACCTTTCACATAGGTAACCGCTGAGCCTGCAAAGAATAAGTTAGCAGGTAGATCAGAATTAGCTCCAATAGTTTCAACAGCTCTTTTTGCATTTGCAGAGGAATACAATAACCCATTATAATTAAAGTCATTGTTACGTGTCATTACCTCAAAACCAAGAATTTTTCCTAAAATACCTTGCTCAAGCTTACTGGTATTACCAGTTTTGTCATAATCGACAAATTGCTCAATCTTCAAAATATCCTGATAGGCATCTTCTGTTAAAAGAGCGTACAGACCACCAGTTTTTCTAAGGTTAAAACGTCTAAATATGCTAGAAATAGCGATTAAATCGTTTTTGGTAACAGCCTTTCTGTTATTGGTTAAACCAGTAACATTAGTAGCTCTGCCTGTACCTGTAGTGGCTTTAATAAGAGCTGCACCATTTGGGCCCCATTCGGTAGCTGCAATTTCACCATTTGCATAATCAATACCCTCAGCTTGTTGCTCTTGATAATCGCTCCTTTTGTCGTAATTTGTAGTTACTTCACTTTCATTATCAACAAGCACAGCAGGTGCAATTACTGGATACACAGCAATATCTAACGAACTATCCTCAATAGTTTTAATTGGCATTGGTAACTGAGCCGGTTGGCCAATTTTCGCTTTACCAACAGTGCCAGATTGTGCAATGCTTAAAGATTTTGCACTAGCTGCTAATTTATCAGGGTGTTTGCTTCCTTTTTTCACAAAGGAATTATCAGTGTAAAGCTTTTTTTCAAGCTCTTTTGAATATACTTTCGTTCTTAATTCAGCCATTTTACTAAATTTTAAGGTTAGTCAATTTGAACTGGAGTTGACACATTTAAAAATGCGGTTCCATCATATTCAAGGGTAGTAACCTTAGTTTTACCTGCAACACCCGCATAAGTAGCACCTGTAACACCTGTACCGAATACAGTGTCTTGAGTTGCTGCGGTTTTGGTCTTAAGCACAATGATTGCACCCTTATTCACACTCTCATCAATTGTGAGATTCAAAGTACGCTCGCCTGAGGCGGCATTAGTAACACCATCAATGATGGTTTTATCATTCTCGATGGTAATATCTTGATCCCCTGTTGCCGTTAATGTAGCATCATCAGGTAATCCAAAAGGCCATCTAACTTTTGATACGTCTCCCATTTTAGTTTTTTTTTGGTTTTAAGAATTACCTTAACGATTTCTCGTAGGCATCATATAGTTTTTTAAACTTCTCAGGCTCTTTGGTTTCCATTTCTTCCAAAGCATCAGGATCGTTCTTTTGCAAATCATCAAATTGCTCAGCTTCGGTTTTGCTAGAACTGCCACCACCAGTTTGATTTTTAAGAACATTCAACACATCACTCATTCGTAATGGTTTTTCAGTTTGAAGGTTGTTTTGATTACCATCTTGCTCATCATCTGTGGTAGTTTTTGCAACCATCTTTTTCACAACTTTGTCAAATAACCCAGCGTTTGCGGTAGCAAGCTCACGCATTTCAGCTTCGTTATCATCAGTAATTGCTCCACTGGCTTTGCCTTGCTCAATTTTTTGGTCAACCAAAGCCTTTTCCATAGTTGTTACCTTATTGCTAGCTGAAGTAAGCTTTGCTTTTTCAGCATTAATGGCATCAACTATTTGCTTTTCTGTGGCGTTCTCGGGCAAACCAAGCGCCAATGCAATTAGTTTCATATTTGTATCTGTTTTTTGAGTTATTTGCGGGTTTTCATCAATTAGTTTAGCAACTAATTTTTGTGGAGCAAGGGCGGCTAATTCTGACTTACGTCCGGTTTCAATAACCTCATCAATAAGTTGGTCAGCTAGCAATTCATCAGCTTTTAACCAAGTTTCCTTTTTCATTAGCTTGGCAATTTCTTCCTCACTTTTTCCACGCTTGCTTAATAGGAAGGCTAACTGTTCATTAGCCTTTTTTATGGCTTTCTTATCTTTTGCTGAAAGCTGCTCGTTGGGGACTCTTTTGCCAGACTTATCAATATAATAAGCTTCATGGCACATCCACTGTGCGTAATCGTTAGCTTTTATTTCATCTCCAGCAAATGCAATAACACCAGCAATACTTGCTGCAACACCATCAATTTTTGTTATCACATGAGCAGAGCTGGCAAAAATTTCAGAAATAATAGATAAACCTTGAGTAACATCACCACCATCCGAGTTGATTCTAATGGTAATTATATCATAATTACGACCTGCCCAATTTAACTCCTGGGCAAAATAATCACCATCAATTTTTTCACCAATTATACCATATAATAGAAAGGTAATTTCCTTCTTATCACGATTAACAATATGGCTGGTTTTTAATTCCATTTAAATGCAGTTTAAATTCGATTTACATGATAATTAAATTTTGTTTTCTCATCATTTCTGATATAACTTTGCAGATACAAATATTGACCGTATTGTACTGAAAATCAAACAATAGTGCAACCCTTGCACCATTCAGTGCAACCCTTTCACTGTTATTATAATATATGTACTTGATTAGCCATTTTTGTTGGTAAAAAATGCCAAATGGACGATCGTAAAGCCGGTTATGTTTTATATAAAGAAGGGGCTACTCAAAAGGAGATTGCCAAAACACTTGGGCGCACTGAAAAAACCATTAGCAACTGGAAAAAAGCTGATGAGTGGGATAAGCATCGTGCAACTTCAACCCTTCAGGAAAATACCATAAAAGACCATGTTTACGAACTCATTCAATACCAACTTTCAGCACTTCAAAAAATAAAGGAAGGATATGAAAAGGAAGGTGGTACCGCATTAATTGCTCGTGGTGATATCGATGGTTTATCCAAATTATTTACCGCCGTTAAGGAAAAGGAATTGGAATGGAGCCAGCTTGTTAAGGCGTTTCGTGAGTTTATGGAGTGGCTCAAGCTCGAAGATATTGAATTGGCCAAAGAGCTTACCGCTTTTATTGATAATTATTTGAACATTAAACGCCAAGCCTAATGAGTAGTAAGTGGACAAATAAAGATAAAAACGAATATCAACAGTGGCTTCGGGAAAAGGAAGCTATTGAACGGGCCACACCTGAAATAAATGAAACTGCTACGCAAAAGTCAAAGCGAATTAAACTGCTATTAGACCATCCAATAAAAGCAGCAAAATACTACTTTGGTCATTTGGCAAAATCTGAATTCGCGTATTTTCACAAACGTGATATCAAAAAAGTATTCGCAGACCCCGATATATTTGCTATGATGGAGTACCACCGTGAGGGTGCAAAATCAGTGATATATAATGTAATTGTTCCAATGCTTTTAAAGGCAAAGGGAGAGCTTACCGGGATGATGTTGGCAAGTGCCAATGAAAGCAAAGCCCGTGTGTTACTATCTGACCTTCAGGCCGAACTAATGTTTAACCAACGTTACATTAACGATTTTGGTGAACAGGTAAGTTTTGGTAACTGGAAAGATGGTTATTTTATAACCTCCGATAATATTGGCTTTTGGGCTTTTGGTCGTGGGCAAAGTCCTCGTGGTACTCGTAATGCAGATAAAAGACCTAATTATGGCACCTTCGATGATATGGATGATGCTGTTTTGGTGCGCAATGAAAAGCGCGTTGATGAGGCTGTTGATTGGATATTAGGTGATTTCTTTGGAGCAATGTCTATTCATGGTGCGCGTTTGATTGGTTTGGGTAACCGGATTCACAAAACCAGTATTGTAGCAAAAATAGTTGGAGATATTGAGCCGGACGATCCAAAACGTGAAGGTTTGTATCATTCAAAGGTTTATGCACTTGAGAACCCAAAAACCCATAAAAAAGACCTTTCGCTTAAAGGAGTTCCAGCATGGAAAGAACGTTATACGCGAGAGCAAATTGTTGAGAAAATGCGTAAGATGGGTAATCGTTTGGCCCTGCGTGAATTTTTCCACCAACATGTGGTAATTGGAAAGGTATTTAAGGAGCAAGATTTACCTTGGGCAAAATTAGACCCTATTCATACTTACGATGCCATTGTAACCTACAACGATCCATCTTATAAAAAATCCGCTACCAGCGACAAAAAAGGGATTGTTTTAATCGGTCGCAAGGGCAATTACTTTGATATTTTCAAAGCTTACGTTCGCCAATGTTCAACACCTGAAATGGTACGTGCTCATTATACCATCAGTACTTTTGTTCCTGATAAAATGGCGTGCAGGCATTATATGGAGGCCAATTTTATCCAGGACTTAATGTTGGATGAATATTGGCGTTATGGCTCAGAGGATAATGGGGGCGAATTGCTTCGTATTCGTGGTGATAAACGCCAAAAGCCAGACAAAGAGGTACGTGTTGAAAACCTTACACCTTTTACTGAAGTGGGTTTGATTCGCTTTAATGCAGCCGAAAAGGATAATCCTGATATGATTGAGTTACGCGATCAGTTTTTGGGCTTCCCGGACTATGAGTGGGATGATGGTCCCGATGCCGTGGAAGGTGGAATATACATCTTAAATAAGCGCAAGGTGAAAAGTAAAAAGAAAACCGGTGGAGCAACCGGAAAGTACAAACGCAATAATTCAAGGAGGGCATAATGTTTTTAGCAACAACCGACTTCAATAATAAAATTGATGATGATTTAAGGATCAAAATCACTGAGGATGATGAGGATATTACCACCGCAGCCATTAAATATGCCGATGATACTTTGAAAAATATGTTAGGCGAACGCTACAACATGACCACTGAATTGGCTAAGCAAGGTGATGCTCGTGATGGAACCTTATTGGACTATGCCTTAAACTTGGCTGTATTTCGTATTTACGAACGCATGCCTGATGTGGATGTGCCTGAGCGTGTGGTTAAGTTATACGATGATACTCTGGAAGATTTAAACCAGATCAATCAGGGCAAACTATCATTATCATCATTAACAAAAATGACCGATAGCGATGGTAACAAAAAAACCCGATTCAATTGGGGCAGTGCAGATAAGAGAGATAATAACCCATTTTAATTAAGCAATCATGGCAATTTTCGATAGATTCAAAAAGGTTAAAAACGAAGCATCTTCTGGAGGTAAAGACAAAAAGCGAATCAGTAGTAAACTGAAACCGGAGCCAAAAGAACGCACGGGCATTATGACTTTGGAAAAGTTAAAAAGTGCTGCCGAGGATGCTTTGGATCGTGAAAATTGCAACCGTACCGATTTGTATGCCATTTATGAATTAACCCGCAAAGATGGCCATGTAAAAGCGCAACATAAAACCGCTAAGAATAAAATTATTGCTGAACCATTTATTATTCTGGATAACGATACGGAATCAGATGAAAAAATAAAACAATTCCAAAAAACATGGTTCGAAAACTTTCTAAAGTTGGTTATCGATGTTGAGTTCATGGGTTATACCCTTTGTGAATTTGGTGATGATGATGAGCAATTGGGATTTACTGATATCACACCTATTTTAAGCGAACATATTAACCCATTTAAAAAGATAGTAACCATTGAGCCGGGTGGCACTGAGGGTTTTCCTTATGAGGGTTTACTGGATAAATTGAACCTCATTGAGCTGGGCGATCCAAATGATTTGGGCGAATTTGAAAGTGTGGCCCGTGAGGTTATCTGGAAAAACTACGCACGTTCCGATTGGTCTGAGTACAATGAACGTTTTGGAAAACCTTTACTAGATATTGCCTGCAATACCGATGATGATGACGAGGTTGCCAATAAGATTGACATGGCTAAAAACTTTGGTTCCAATGGTTGGATTGTTCGCGATGTTGATGATGAGGTTGATATGTTAAGTCCTCAAGGTTCTGCCAACGGTTCACAATTCCAGCCAAAAGCTGAGTTTTGTAATCAGGAAATCAGCAAAATAATGAACGGGCAAACGGGTACCTCTGATGAAAAAGCCTTTGTTGGTTCTGCTGAAGTTCATGAACGCGTGCTAGATGATTTTACCAAGGGCCGTTTACGTAACGCCAAAAACATCGTAAATGATAAGCTGATTCCTTTCCTTAGCCGCAAGGGATGGCAAGTAGAAGGCTGCA